ATTAAAATTACAAGAGAAGACCCGGAAGATTTCGATACCAGATTCTACTTTGATGCTAGCGTTGATTCAGCAGCTATGACAGTTATAGGCAACATACACGAAAATCCGGAATTGATGGAGGTGGCGGAATGAACGATAAAAAAGTAAGATTCTACGTTTCTACTGGTATGCACGGATCGCTTGAAACAGAAACATTTCTTTTGAAAGCGGACTTGAATATTGAGTTCGATATATTAACACCTGAACAATTAGAAAAAGAGATTACAGAGTCTTACGACGACTGGTTAGCAAATAATATTGATTCTGGCTGGTCTATCGAGAAAGAGGTGGAGGAATGAAAAAATACGAATTAATCATGACGAGAGAAGAAGTTTATCATCTCCATCGTGTCTTAATGCAAGATATAATACTCAGCACGTGGGGGGTAAGCACTAAGGACCCGGAAGATGAAGAAGCTTTTTTAGCTCATATAGAGTTGAGTAAGGGTTTGGCAAGAAAAGTTACGCGATCGGAGGTTAAATAATGCCAGGATTAATTGCTAAACAACCAAACGGATTATATTGTCGAATATCAACTGTAGTAGAAGCGCAAACGCATCACGACATGACGAAAGAGGAATTAGAATATTATTTAATTAATGAAAGGTCATTAGATATAAATCTTGTAACGTTAGATGATTGGTTAGCATTCTATGAAGTCGATTTCAATGTAGCTATTAAACAACTCGGTTCAGGTTCAGGGAATTTAACTTTTGAAGAAGCTAAAGCATGGCTGATAGAAGTTGGTTATCAACATGCAGACAAATTTATGGAGAAAATAGCGTATAAGTGGGATGAGTGGGAGGAAGGCAAATGAAAAAAATAACACAAGAATATGTAGAAGGCGTCAAAGATTATAATGGATTAACGGTGATTAAAGCGCCAGTGGTTTCGGAAGCTGTAGCTGATTGGTTTGAAGCAAATAAGGATAATTTAGGATTAGAAATTTGGATGTACATTTACAATTTTGATAAACACAAAAATGATTGTGATAGCTTTTGTATGTTTATGAATGATAAATCAGGAAAACAATTGGAAACACTAATATCTATGCAATACGGCTATTATGTGCAGAAGGAGGAAAGTTAAACGGAAATGGATTCTAAAAATAGAGATAACAAAAGTATAGGAGGACGAATGTATGGGCGAAACAACTGAAATGATTTTAGAGGGTATTTTGTGTGAAAATTGCGGAGTATTCATAGATGATGCAAATCCGGGATATCCGAGAACATGTGAAGATTGCGAGGAAGATAATAATGAAAAACGGTAAAAAGTTAACCAGAAACCAAGCAATGATGCTAAAAAATAATGGTCTTAATCCGGATAATTGGCTCATAGTAAAAAATCTTAATAATCGAATGGAGATAGTACACCGAGAAACCGGAAATACAAAGGTGATTTATAAATGACAGTACACAAATTAAAGATTTTACCCGAGTTTTTCGAGAAAAAAAGAACACTTGTAAAAGCGTTCGAAATAAGAAAGAATGATCGTAATTTCGAAGTGGGTGACACGCTGGTATTACAAGAATTTGATAACGGGGAATATACTGGGCGAGAGTATTGGGAAGATGTTGTTTATATTACCGACTACTTGCAAAAAGAAGGAATTGTAGTCATGGGTACACTACCAAATGAGCGAGAATATCCGTTTTAAAGGGTGATGACATGTATAAAACAGAAAAACGAACATTACGGCAAAACAAAATGATTCATGCTTTGATTAGTGACATAGTAAAGCACACTTATAACGATTTTGAAGCTACAAAGCCGAGAAGCTTCAGCAATGATTGCCGAGTAGTTAAAGAAACGTTAAAAGTAGCGTATGCAGCTGAAGCGAATTTACCGGGTGATTTCAGTACAGCGAAGTTATCAAAAATACAAGCTCGCGACTTCATAAGTTCTATTATAGAGTTTTGTTTTCAATTTGATATACCGTTATCCGCATCAGGACTGCAAATGACGGATGATATCAATAGATACCTGTTCTTATGTATCAAATACAGAAAATGCGCTGTAACAGGTCGTAGAGGCGAAATACATCATGTTGATCCCGTAGGTGCTGGAAGAGATAGAAGAAATTATGATCACAGTAAATCAAGATTAATCTGTTTATCTCGAGAAATGCACACAGAAGCTCACCAAATCGGATGGCTAACATTTAAAAGTAAATACCATGTTGATGGAATAATTTTAAGTCCGGAAGCAGTAAAAGAATTAAATATATAAAAAAAGCCAGAGCGACCGCTCCGGCGTGGAATGTGATTCCTAGACAAAATCATTATACCACAATGGAGGGGTTGCGTGTGATGGCGCTGTTCGAACTACCACAAATTGACAATGTTAGAACAAAAAGAAACGTAATAAGAGCTTTAGAAAAATATAAAATTATGAGAGTTAGACTCGGCGAGAGAAGAATGCCAAAGTTAACTTCTACATTGACCATAGTGCCACCATCATTTAATAATGAATTCCATTCTACGACGGAAGAAAGTGCAATATGGAATGTAGATGCAGTAAATGAAGCAAAAGCATATGTTAAATTGATTGATCATCACATCAACCAACTTCCTGAACGGAGTAGGCAAGTGATACTAACTAAATTCATTGAAGAAAATAGTGATTATGAAGCTATGTTGGCCATACATGTAAGCCACTCGCAATATAAAGAAGAAAAGAGAAAAGCAATTGAACGTCTAGCCTACCAACTTAATATAGTAGTTGAAAAATGAGGAGGGAACACAATGAATAATTTAGCAGTATTAGATAAAAATAATACATTAAACAGTCGTGAAGTTGCTGAAATGGTAGAAAAAAGACACTCTGATTTACTGCGTGATATCGAAACGTATATTAGATATATCAATCAAAACGCAAAATTGCGTTCTGATGATTTTTTCAGTGAATCTACTTATCAAGCTGGCACCGGGAAAGATTATAAGTGCTATGAAATTACAAAAATGGGCTGTGAAATGATAGCGAATAAATTAACTGGGGCAAAAGGCATTCAGTTTACAGCTTTATTTGTACAAAAGTTCAACAAATTAGAAGCAAAGGAAATGCAAACTTTCTATATCCCAGGAACTTACGCTGAAGCACTTACACTTGCAGCAAAACAAGCTGAACTAAATGAGCAGTTAATGTTAGAAAATGAAGTAAAAACACAAACTATAGCCGAATATGAACCAAAAGTGAGTTATTATGATCAGATTTTAAAATCTCCTGGATTAATAACTGTTACGCAAATTGCAGCTGATTATGACTTGACCGCACATAAGCTCAATAAAATATTATACGAAGAGCAGGTGCAGCATAAAGTTGGTGGTCAGTGGATATTATACAAAAAACATATGAATTTAGGTTTGACTAAATCAGAAACGGTCAGCATAGTTCACAGTAATGGACGTCTAGGAACAAAAGTAAACACCAAGTGGACTCAAAAAGGGAGATTATTTATACATGAAATTCTTGAAAATGTCGGAATTCAGGCTGTTATCGACAAGGATATTTAAAAAACCGGCTTTTTACCGGATAAAATTAAACTTTTTGCTGACTTTTTACCGGCTTTTTACCGGACAAAAAACAAGGAATTCCGTGGTAAGATGTTATTGTCAAGAAAATAAGAAATAGGAGCTGGTAATTATGAAACATGAAATGACTAAATATAGCATGGACGGAAAACGATATGTATCATCGTGGCTACAGGTAAATATTTTTGGCAAGGCATTATGCTTTAATCATAAATCAATCGCAATTTAAAAATATATAGTTTGCCCAGAAAGAGGCATTGTATCTTATCGTTGGTCTGATATGAGACGCATCATATCCAACACTCGTGGCGGAACAGGTAGACGCATTGGAGGTAAGAACTAATATGGCTAAGGAGCGTAAGCCTTAGCTTAAGAAACCTATAGCAAAAATTACTTAGTTCATGCAAGGTGCAAATCCTTGCCGAGTGCTTTGAACGTCAATACCTCCATACCCCCAGGGCAGATACGTTCTGATATGGAGGTTTTTTTATGTAGAAAAGGAGAGAACGCATGAAAAATTTTGTGTATGTTGTTGCAAATGTGAGTGATGGTAACAGCTTAATCGACTTCTTTGTAAAAACAAAAAGTAATTACATTACCGAAATAAATTATCGTGAAGGTTACATTATTTTATCAAATGAGTGTTGGTATTTTCAAGTTATGAATGAGAGTGATTTTGCTGATGTGGGCAATGTTGATGGTTATCGATTTTCACAAAAAGCAAAAATATCTCTTTCTAAAACAGGAAACTATCAAACGATACGCAAGAAATTAAGTGATTTATACAAGGAGTCGAGCAAATGAATATCCAAGAAATAGAAGTAAGCAAAATTAATCCGGCTGCATACAATCCGAGAATAGATTTAATGCCTGGTGACTTGGAATATGAAAAATTAAAAAAATCAATTGAAGAATTTGGCTATATTGACCCACTGATTTGGAATGAAAGAACTGGTAATTTAGTCGGTGGCCATCAGCGTTATAAAATTTTACTCGAGGGAAAACCGGAAAACTTAACTGTATCAGTAGTTAACCTAGATATAAATCAAGAGAAAGCATTGAATATTGCTTTAAATAAAATAGAAGGTGGATGGAGTACTGATAAATTAGGCGAATTACTAAAAAGCATTAATGATGAAGAAATGCTAAATTTAACAGGATTCTCAGCAATTGAAATAGATGAATTAATTAAAGAATTCGAATTACCTCCAGCTACAGTAGATAAAGTAAAAGAAAACCCGTTAGACTCGAATCTGTTCGAGTCTTTTTTGTTTCCTCCTTTTTCGTATTTAGATTCAAAAACAAAGAGGTGGAGGGATAGGAAGGACCAATGGAAAAATTTAGGTATTAGAAGTGAGTTAGGGAGAGAAGGTAATCTTACGTTTGCATCTAGTTTGCGTTCATCTAGTTTGACAGGAACGAGCATTTTCGACCCCGTGCTTTGCGAACTGGCCTATAGATGGTTTACTCCTGGAGAATCTGCAAAGATATACGATCCATTCGCCGGTGGTTCTGTCCGGGGGATTGTAGCGAAAGTTCTTGGGCATGAGTACACTGGAATTGATTTAAGAAAAGAACAAGTAGAAGCTAACCACATTAATGCTAAAGAAATCGGATTAGACGGCATTAATTGGATTACTGATAATAGCTTAAACGCGGATAAATATATTGAAGATAACGCGATGGACTTATTATTTACATGCCCACCATACTTTGATTTAGAAGTATATTCAGATAATAAAGAAGACATTAGCAACATGGAATACGAGGAATTTATTAAAGTTTATTCCGAGATATTAGATAAGGGTGCGAATAAATTAAAAGATAATCGGTTTGCCATTGTGGTTATTTCAGATGTACGAGATAAAAATGGTTTTTATAGGGATTTAACAGGCCTTACTAAATCGGTATTTGAGAAGAATGGTATTTACTTCTATAATGACTTGATTTTGTTAAACTCGCTAGGTTCAGGAGCATTAAGAGCTCGCAGAAATATGCGTAACAGGAAGTTAGTCCGTATTCACCAGAATGTATTAGTATTTTATAAAGGAAATCCTGATGAGATACAAGAACATTTCCCCATTTTAGAGGTACTGGAAGATAATTTAGAAGAAGCGCTTGAATCTATCGACATTTAAACGAATATCCCTTACAGTATCAGCATAAAGGAAACGGAGTGGTGTACATGAGAGAAGATATTCAACGATTAAAAGATAAAGCGGACACAGCTAAAATGAAATATCATCGAAATTTAATTGATAGAGAAACAGCTAAGAAACAAATAATTCCATACGCTGAAGCTTTTAATTCTAGATCGAAAGAGATTGCTAAAAAGTATAATCAAAAGCCTAAATTACTTTCAGTAGCAGCGTTTTTAAGATAAAAAAGAAGAGGTGCGTTAACACCCCTTCCCCATACCGCCATCACTGGCGTGAGATAGCAAACAGACCTCGCGAGGTTTTAGACATTGCTATCTCTTTTTCTATTCTAATAGAAAGCTGGTGAAAAGGCAATGAAAAAGGAGAACGAGCGTTCGATTGATGAAAACTTAAATGATGATTTATTAGATTTAGAGATAAGTAAAGCTCTTGAAGAAGCTAAGACAGATGAAGAATACAAGAAAATTATTCGCGCTACACTAGGGAAATGGCTTAATAATTTGCAGGAAGGCAATATACGTCTTGAATCTGTAAATGACCTTAAAACACTAATTGAAGCAGATAGATTACTAAGAAGAGATTAATTTTTATTGAAAGATTGGAGAATAAACATGACCCTTATATTTTGGACTAAAAATGGACAAGAGATGGAATTTGATCTAGTTGAAAATGTAGAGATTGACGAGAAAATTATTACATTCGATTACTATGGAGAAGGTGAAAAAAGAGGCGTAGCGTTTATATTAAATAATCTTGCTGGCATGGCTGTAGAGGATGAGAATTCGGAGAGTGAAAGTAAAGATGGCGCATCTTGGTTTAAAGTGTACAGGGGTTATGTAAAGTAAAAACAAACTCAACACAAGACAGGTGGTGACAGTGATATGGCAAGGAAACGCGACCCACGAAGAATTGAAGCGAAAAATATGTGGCTTGAATCCGGCGGAAAAATGAAACTGGTTGATATTGCAAATAAACTAGGCTGCTCTTCTAATCAGATACGGAAGTGGAAATCAACAGAAAAATGGTCCATCGATGACGAAATAGAGAGCGTTCCTAAATCGAATAGTAACGTTACTAATGAAAAGGAACGTTACCATAAGTTAAAAGGGAACAGCAACGCAATCGGTAATCGCGGAGGTGCACCACCAGGGAATGGTAATGCGGTTGGTAACGTTGGCGGTAGCGCACCAATTGGCAATAAGAACGCTGTTACCACAGGGGAGTTTGAAACGTTGTCCTGGGAGTTTTTAACAGAAAGAGAGCAGCAGTTGTATGAGAGCATGGACGGCAATTTAGTAACTCACATTAACCAAACTATCCGTGAGTTAGAAATTAGAAAACGGCGTATGATGGAACGCATCGCAAACATAGAAAAATCAATGTCCGATATTGAAAGAAGCACGCTTAAACAGCTTAGGGAAAAGGAATACATCGGTGAGAAGAATGGAAAAAAAGTTATTCTTCACAGGCAAGAGCTAGTAACTGTTGAGGAGCGCGAAAGAGTGACTGCTAAAATTGATCGCATTTTAAGTATTGAGAACTCGTTGAATAACGTCACTAGTCAGCTAATTAGGGCGATAAAACAGCAAAGTGACCTAGAACAAGCGGAGGTAAAAAAGGGGCTAATACGCTCTCAAACTAGTTTAAATAAGGAACGAATTATCAAGCCGGAAGCAGCTAGCACTTCCCCTGATTTCTCGCAAATGTCCACTGAGGAGTTGAAGGAGTATGCTGCTAGCCTCAAACAATAAAGAAATAGACAGAGAATACCTTTATGATGAAGCTGTAAGGGAGATTGCTAGAAGGGAATTTGCAGAGTTTTTTTTCCTGTCGCACGGGAAAAGATATAACTTATTGAGACACCAGAAGCTGATTGCTGACAAACTTCAAAAAATAATTGATGGGGAACAAAAACATTATATTATTGAAATTCCTCCCCAGCATGGTAAGTCAACAGTAATAACTGAAACTTTTCCCGCCTATTTTCTAATGAGAAACCCGGACAAGCTTGCAATGGTAGTTTCTTATTCAGAGGAACTTTTTAAGAAATTCGGGCGTAAAAACAGAGAGAAATTCAGGATGTACGCAAATGATTTATTTGGTCTAAATATCAGTTCTATGTCATCTAGTGTGAGTAATTGGGGCATAGAGGACCATTTAGGAGAACTATACAGTACATCTATTCTAGGTGGAGCAACTGGGCGAGGGAGCGACTTACTAATAGTTGATGATCCTGTAAAAAATAGGGCAGATGCCGACAGTAAGACCATGAGAGACAAAGTATATTCGGAATGGCAGGATACTTTTTATTCTAGGTTATCAGCTAGCGGTAGTGTAATAATCATTATGACTCGTTGGCATGAAGATGACTTAGCAGGTAGGTTACTGAAAGAAATGTCCTTGCCTTGGGAAGAGATTAAAATCCCTGCTATCGCTGAAGAGAATGATTTGCTAGGTAGAAAAATTGGTGAAGCATTGGCGCCAGAAATCGGTAAAGATGAAAAATGGGCAGCACAGACAAAAGAAGTTACTGGATCACGCGGTTGGACTGCCCTATACCAACAAAGACCAAGCCCAGCAGACGGGAACATATTTAAACGACATTGGATTAAGTATTATGTTCCGGATGCAGAATTCAAAAAGAAATACGGACTAGGAGACGAGGTAAAAATATTACCTCGTCTTTTCGATAAATCCGCACAATCTTGGGATTTAACATTTAAGGATACAAAAAACAGCGATTTTGTGGCGGGCCATGTGTGGAAACGAAAACAAGGAGAATTCTTTTTTATCGATAGAGAACACGACAGAATGGACTTGCCTGCAAGTATCAATGCAATTAACAGAATGACGACTAAGCATCCAGATGTTATTGCGAAATATATCGAAGACAAAGCCAACGGACCAGCTGTAATGCAAGTATTAAAAGGTAGATTAACAGGTATGATTCCGGTTGATCCTGAAGGTGGAAAAGAGGCTAGGGCAAACGCTGTTTCTCCATTGTTTGAAGCAGGGAATGTATATTTCCCCCATCCTCTATACAAACCTTGGTCGGAAGATGTTGTAGAAGAATTAGTTGCGTTTCCCAATACTAGCCACGATGATGATGTGGATGCACTCACGCAGGCTTTGGTTAAATTGATGATAGGTCAACAATCGTTGCTAGATAGATATAAAAACTTAATGTAAAGGTGGTGAGCGGATGTATTCAATTGATAAAGCAAAACAAGCAAAGATAGATTCAAAGATAGTTAATAGGAATGATTTCATGGTTGGCCACGGGAAAGCAAACTCGCGTGACAAATTAACGAGGCAAGTTCCAGGCAATGGGCAGAAATTAGATATAAAAGCATGTGAAAATTTATATGCTTCTAACAGTATTGCTATGAATATTATAGATATTATCTCGGAAGATATGGTCCGTGCAGGTTGGTCTTTAAAAACTGATAACAAGGAAATAAAAAAGAACATCGAATCGAAATGGCGTAAGTTAAAAACAAAGGATCGATTTCAGAAGCTTTATGCAGATAAACGACTTTACGGCGATGGCTTTCTAAGCATTGGCGTAGTATCAAGTAATCGGGAACAGGCGGATTTGAGCACTGCTATCGATCCAAAAACAATTAAAAGTATTCCATATATTAATACTTTTAATACACAGAAAGTAACTCAACTCTATTTGAATCAAGATATGTTTAGTGAGCACTTTGGTGAAGTTGAGTTTTTTGAAGTTAATCGCGTGTCCCAACTAGGAGAAGAAATATTATCCGGAACAACAGCGTCTACTTCAGAACAAATTCACCGTTCGAGGATAATACACGAGCAAGGATTGCGTTTTGAGGGCGAAACAAAAGGAAGGTCCATATTTGAATCGCTTTATGATATTATTACCGTGATGGATACGTCGCTTTGGTCTGTAGGTCAAATTTTGTATGACTTTGCTTTTAAAGTGTATAAAACTGACGATATAGACACTTTAAATAAGGACGATAAGGCGAATTTAACAGCAATGCTGGATTTTATGTTTCGTACTGAGGCACTCGCAATTATCAAAGGAGATGAACAGCTGACTAAAGAATCGACAAATGTATCAGGAATGAAGGATTTGCTCGATTATGGATGGGATTATTTGGCAGGTGCTGTTCGAATGCCTAAAACAGTTCTAAAAGGTCAAGAAGCTGGTACTCTTACAGGTGCGCAATATGATGTTATGAACTACTATGCGCGAGTTTCGTCCATTCAGGAAAACAGACTTCGACCGCAATTGGAATATTTAACAAGATTGCTGATGTGGGCAAGTGAAGATTGTGGTCCGAGTATTGATCCAGATTCTTTTGAATGGGCTATTGAATTTAACCCGCTTTGGAACTTAGACAGTAAGACAGATGCCGAAGTTAGGAAACTAACTGCAGAAGCAGATCAGATTTATATTGTAAATGGTGTATTAGACCCTGACGAAGTGAAAGAAACACGCTTTGGTCGTTTCGGATTAGAGAATTCTTCTAAATTCAGTGGTGATAGCGCAGAAATTGATAAATTAGCTAAGCTTGTCTATGACGCGTATGCGAAGAAGAGCGCAGATGGTTAAAAGACGCGTTCCTGCGACTCGCTATCCACATAATTTAGAAAAGAGTTATACTAAACAGCTAGTAAAGCTTAGCACGGCTTTATCTGACATGTTTTTACATGAATTTGACACCAGTATTAGTGCCATTCTAAAAACGTCTCAAAATCGCTCTGATGCGTTCAGAGAAGATGGTATAAGTGATGCCGTTCAAGCTGTTTTAAATAAAGTAAAGGCGCTAAGTTTTGGATTATTCAACCCGCGAGACAAGTATTCTATTGCAAGTAAACATGTTAAAGCAATAAATACGACTAATAAATCACAAATAGGCAATCAAGTGCGCTCACAAGGAATTGAGCCCACACAGTCTGAACCATGGTTAAGTGAGTTCATGGACGCTTCGATTGCCGAAAATGTAAGTTATATTGGTTCAATTGCAGACGAATTTAACGCCAAAACAGAACAAATAATTTTGCGTGGTGTAAAAAATGGCCAATCATTAAAAGATATGCGTGATGAACTGGTTACGCAAGTAGGTACATCAAAAAATAAAGCTGAATTTATCGCTAATGACCAGACCGGAACAATCTTTGGGCAGATGACAGCCGAGAGGCATAAGAAAGCAGGCATACCCGGCTTTACTTGGAGAGATTCAGGAGATGCAGCGGTTAGACCATCACACCACGCAAGAAATGGTAAAGTTTATTCATATGATGATCCAACTGCACAGATTCCTGGAACTGATTATAGATGTCGTTGCACAGCTGGTCCTGAATTTGATGAGTCTGTAGTTAAAGCTGCTACAAATGAGCGTAAACAACAAGAGCTAGAAGATAAAGCAACATTAAAAAACGCTTATAGTGAAGTAGCTCAAGCTGCTCAAAAAGCTCCGGATAATGTTAAGGACTTAATAAGTAGTAACATTACTGCAAATTCTTTTGAGATAGTGCGAGATAATAATATTGCATATGCTTATCGTCCTTCAACTAAGAAGATAATTATTAATCCAAGCAACAAAGCTATAAAATATTATAATAAGCAAGAAATATTACTTCATGAATCTGGTCATTTGATAGATTATGCGAAATATAAATCTTGGGAAAATAAGAGTTTTACTATTTCTACTCAGATAGAGAAGAAAGTTGCAAAGTGGGATGAAATAAATGAATTGTTCAGTCATGAAAAATGGGCAAACGATGATTACTTTAGCGATATTTGTTCGGCACTTACGGAAAATAGAGTAAAAGGTAATGCAGGACATGCCGCTTCTTACTGGAATCGAAAAGGGAGCATTGAAAAAGAGATTTTTGCAAATTTATTTGCTATGCTAGCAATGAACAAACAAGAATCAATTGCTATGGTAAAAAAACAATTTCCGATGATTTATGGATCGTTTATTAAAATGTTAGAAGGTGAATTGAAGTGATTAACTACAAAAAATGGCTTGATAGCATGATGTCTACTGAAGATGGAAAAATACTTTTTGAACGTTATAAAAAACTTTATGGCCATTATCCGCCGTTCTTACTTGACGCTACAGAAAAAGAACAGTGGGATGAAATTAAACGATTGATAAAAGACGCTGATAAATGATTCAGTGTCTTTTTTATGCCAAAAATTGAAAGGTGGTGAGAATATGAAATGAAGGTGCAACGATTTGATAAATCATTTATTACAGATTCAAATATGCAAGTTACTAAAGAAGGTTACTTAACTGTTAAGGCGCCAGTCACGCGGCCAGGGGTATTTCCTTATCAACGAGCGGACGGCAGTATTCAGCTTGAAGCCAAATTACCCGAAAACCTTTTTGCTAGCGAAACTATTCAATCGCTCAATGCAAAGCCAGTTACTAATGACCATCCGAACGAACCAGTTAATGCAAGCAATCATCAAAAGTATGCAAAAGGAACAACGCATACAGACGCGTGCGTAAGTGATAATAAGCTATTTGTATCTTTCACTATTACAGACTCTAAGACAATACAAGCTGTTCAAGACGGTAAACGCGAACTGTCCCTTGGCTTTGAATCGGAAGTAGTAAAAGAAAGTGGTACTTATGCAGGCGAAAGGTACGATGCCGTGCAAAAATCTGTATTAGTCAATCATTTAGCAATTGTAGATGAAGGACGCGTGGGTCCTGAAATTGCAATACGAGGCGACTCAGCTGCTTTTATGATTGATTCAAAAAACACGAAAAAACAAGGAGGAAACAAAATGCCAGTACTAAAGATTGATAGCAAAGAATATGAAGTCGATTCAGTTGTTAAGTCACGATTTGACGCATTAGAAGCAAAACTGGATGCAGCAAATGCTAAAGCAGCTAAAGTTGATGCATTAGAGGGAGAACGTGACGGATTAAAAACAAAGTTAGATAAAGCGGAAAGTGATCTGGAAGAAGCTAACAAAAATACAATGACGGAAGAAGATATTGAAAATGCGGTCACAGAACGAGCTGCATTATTAGATTCTGCTAAAGTGATGCTTGGTGATTCATTTGATTTCAAAGGGAAAACTGCTCGTGAAATTAAAGAAGCCGCTATTAAAACATCGAATGATTCATTTGATTCTAAAGACAAATCAGATGAATATGTTAATGCTTTTTATGATGCGATGACAGTTACAGCAGATGCTAAAGGATATACTGCAGATGCTAACTTTAATAAAGGCAAACCTGATCCAAAAGAGTTAGAAGAAATTGAAAAGAAAAAAGCGGCGCGACAAAATTTTGGTAAGAAAGGAGATAACAAATAATGAGTATTCCAACCGGACAAGAGTATATGATGCCTGAGCTAGGTTTAGGTAAAATTGCTTCTTATCAACGTTCGCAAGTTGATAGCGCAGCAGTAAAAGCAAATATTAAATTCGGCCAAGCCGTTCAAGTTCTCGATGATGAGGCTAGCCCGTTGGAGGCTACAGGTGATTTTTATGGAGTCGCTGTGGCAAAGAACTACGTAGATGAGTATACAGATGATAAAGTAGGTGTTTATAAACCTTCTGAAGCGGTGCCGGTGTTACGACAAGGGACAATTACAGTTATTGTGGATGAGGATGTGAAATCTGGAGAAAAAGCAGTTGTTAATACAGATACCTCTAATTTCTTACCTTCTACAACAGCAAAAACAACTAAAACAGGTGTAATTGGTGTATTTAAATCAACAACATCTAAAGATGGATTAGCAAAATTAGAAATTAATCTGCCTTAAAGGCAAAAGGAGGAAGAACAATGCCAGGAAAAATTACAGCAACAATTGAAGCACGTGACTTACAAGCTATTGACAATGTTATTTATGAACCGAAACAAGAAGAATTAACCGCACGGAGCGTATTCCCGCAAAAATTCGATGTGAACGAAGGCGCAGAATCGTATTCATTTGATGTTATGACACGTTCCGGAGCTGCTAAAATAATTGCGAACGGAGCAGATGACCTTCCACTTGTTGATGTGGACATGGTACGTAAGTCCGTACCTATCTATTCTATCGGTATTGGATTGTCCTATACAGTACAAGATTTGCGTGCTGCTCGTATGCAAGGAACTACAGTAGATGCTGCAAAAGCGGCAACAGTTCGTAGAGCAATTGCAGAAAAAGAAAACTCTATTGCTTTTAGAGGAGAAAAGAAATATGCAATCAAAGGGGCATTTGAAGCTACAGGCATTCAGATTGATGTATCTCCGACAACCGGAGTAGGAAATGTTTCCAAATGGGAAAAGAAAACCGCAGAACAGATTATTGATGAAATTGGAGCGGCTCATACTAAAATTACTGTTTTGCCGGGATATGGTACAGCTTCACTAAAACTATGCTTACCACCGAAGCAATTCGAATTAATTAATAAAAAACGTTACAGTAACGAAGATTCTCGCTCTGTACTGAAAGTTCTACAGGATAACGCTTGGTTTTCTGCTATTGTTCGTGTGCCTGATTTAGCTGGTATGGGTACTTCGAGTTCTGACAGTTTTGCGGTAATTCATGACTCAAACGAAACAGCGGAGTTAATTATTCCGATGGATATTACTCGTCATCCAGAAGAATATTCTTTCCCGCGCACGAAAGTTCCGTTTGAAGAGCGCACAGCTGGCGTAGTGGTTCGATTCCCAGCCGCTATTGTTCGTGTCGATGGTATTTAAGAATTACTAGGAGGAATAAACAATGATTATTGAAAACAAAGGTGACTACGTACGTTTTTTAGGAAAAGTTAGATTAGTTCCAGGAACAAACAATATTGATAATGAACATGCTGAAGAATTAGAACAAGCGCTTAAACATCCGCTTAATATACACTTGATTGAGTCGGATGAATTAAAAGTACCCGACAATTTACAACAAGATTCTAGCCTTAATGATTTCAATGCTACGAAAGCGGCATTGCTAGTCAAGGATACTTTTGATTTAGGAGCCTTAAACGAATTTTTAGCAGAAGAGACTACAAACGGAAATCGGAAAACTGTAATCGATGCTATTAATAAGCAAATTGAATCAATTAGCAATCCGCCACAAGAAGAACGATATGTTCCTGAAGAGGATTTTGGTAAATGAGGAGGTAACTCATGAAAACAGACGTTAGTAAGCTCAAATTAACGGCATCAGCATTAGCAAGCGTCTCCGATGATTCTCTACAAGTACACATTGATGATTCATATTTAGAAGTACAAGAAAAAGGATTTCCTGAAAAATTCGAAGAAAGAGCAAATAGATACCTTGCTGCACATCTTGCAACATTAGCAAATAAAAATGTTAAGTCGGAAGCAGTAGGTTCTCTAAAACGGGAATATTACGAAGTTAAAGGAGATTCTGGGCTGTTATCTACAGAGTATGGTCAAGAATATGCAAGATTGCTTAAGGAAGCGAACGGTGGATCAGGAATTAGCATGGTGGTGGTTTGATGAAGGTAACTACTGATAAATCTACAATGAACAAAGCAATTAGGGAGCTGGATCAGCTAGACCGTTATAGCTTGCAAATCGGGCTTTTTGGTGAAGATGATTCTTTTATTCAAATGATTGCTGGTGTTCACGAATTCGGTTTAACCATACGCCCGAAAGGCAAGTATCTAACCATACCAACACCAGAAGCTGGTGATAGGAGAGCGCGAGATATTCCTGGTCTATTTAAACCACGAGGTAAAAATATTCTTGCTGTAGCAGGTCCTGATGGTAAATTGACGGTCATGTTCTATTTAAAGAAAGAAGTTAATATTCCGGAACGTTCTTTTTTGAGGTCCACATTTGATGAAAAAAGCAACAAATGGGGAGAGTTGTTTGAGGGATGGATTGATGATATTATTCACGGGAAATTAAGCGCCGAGCAGGTATATAACCGATTAGGCGCCAAAATTGTGGACGATATACAAATGAAAATTGTTGAGATTCAAACTCCGGCCAAATCAGCAGCGACCTTGGCCAGAAACCCCAGAAAAAACAATCCTTTAATTGTCACCGGTAAAATGAAAAATAGTGTTACTTGGAAGGTGATGAAGTCATAATGGAAAAAATGGTTTTCCAATCATTACTGGACAGCTTTGGTGTTCCGTTGACAGTTCTTAAAAAGCAAGAAAAAGGTGGAGAATTCGTTAACGGCGAGTGGGTAGTAAGTCAGCTTGACGAAACTTCTAAAATTGAAGTTAATGAACCCTTCGTTCCAAGTTCGCTCATGACTCAAATGCCCCAAACATCTGCATACATGGCTGCTAGGTATGAAAAGTACGAGATGATTTGGTTTTCTAGTCAAGTTCTGCCGTTAAAAAGCAAAGTGATCCATAAAGGAATATCGTATTCTGTTGAGGATGCAATTCCTTTCACAGATTACTCAGACGTTACTCAGTATGGATGCAAGGCGGTGAGCGTTAGTGCCAAATGATGGTTATGATTATGGAATACTTGTTAAAACCTTGATTGGTGCTGTTAATGAGCTTTCTGGTGGTTTACAACTTATTGAAAGTGCTAGTGGTGGAGAGCAACCAGAATATCCGTTTTGCCAATACACCATAACATCTCCTTACATTGCTATCAGTCCTGATATAGTGGAAGGGGAGCAATTTGAGATTGTAATCTCGCTTACATGGCGAGCTTTATCTGGCCATCAAGCCTTAAATTTGGCCAACATTACAAATAAGTATTTCCGCTCCCAAAAAGGGCGTTTTTTTATGCAAGAAAATGGGGGTATTGTTGTTGTCAGTGTTCAAAACAGCGGGCTACGTGATACTTTCATTAGCATTGAATATGAGCGCTCAGCAGGCATTGATTTGCGATTGCGTGTAGTGGATTCGTATTCAAGTGAGATACAAGAAATTGATAATATCAGTTTTACAAATGAGAATCTAGGAGGATAAAAAAATGGTAGAAACTATTACAGATGTAAGAGTACACATTTCTGTATTGTATCCGTCACCTCGCATTGGACTTGGTCGTCCTGCGATTTTTGTCAAAGGGACAGCGATGGGTTACAAGGAATACACTACTCTCGAAGAATTGAAAGATACGTTTGCAGATACTACAGAAGTCTATGCGAAAGCAAAAGCAGTGTTTCTTCAAAAAGATAGACCCGACACGGTGGCAGTCATCACTTACGAGGATACGAAATTATTAGAAGCTGCAGAAGCTTATTTCTTGAAATCTTGGCATTTTGCTTTGCTTGCAGAGTTTAAAGCTGCGGATGCTCTTGCATTATCAAACTTGATCGAAGAACAGAAATTTAAATTTGCGGTGTTCCAAGTTACAGCTGTCGCTGATATTACACCACTTGCAAAAAACACACGTACTATAGCAATTGTTCACAGCAAAACTGGAGAAAAACTAGATGCAGCGCTAATTGGGAATGTAGCAAGTTTGCCGGTTGGTTCCGCAACATGGAAAGGCCGTCATGGACTTACAGGAATCACATCAGAAGAGCTAAAAGTATCTGAAATTGATGCAATTCAAAAAGTGGGAGGCATGTGCTATATCGAAAAAGCAGGCATTGCGCAAACTTCGGAAGGAAAAACCGTTTCAGGCGAATTCATCGACTCCATTCATGGTGATGATTGGATCAAAGCAACAATTGAAACTCGTCTTCAGAAGTTGCTTACAGAAACAGACAAACTTACTTTTGATGCACGAGGTATTGCGCTACTTCAAAGTGAGTTGACTACTGTCTTAAATGAAGGTTTTGCGAACGGAATCATTGATAGTAATGACGAGACGGGGGAGCCCAATTTTTCTATTACTGCGCTTCAACGTTCAGATTTAAATGATGACGATATTGCTAAACGAAACTATAAAGGGCTATCATTCCGCTACAAACGTTCCGGAGCTATTCATTCCGTGGATGTATACGGCGAAGTGGAAGTATAAAAGGAGGAATAAGATAATGAGTGAAGTAATGGCGACATATGATGCAAATACAGTATCGACAATTATCAACGGAATTTCTATTTTTGGTTTTTCTGATGGGGATATGGTTTCATGCTCTAAAGATTCAAACAATGTAGAAATTAAATCAGACGCACAAGGTAATTCGTCAGCAGCTGTTAATAATGACAAAATGGGTACGATCAAAGTTGATTTAGCTCAGACATCACCTTGTTATCCAAAGCTGATTGATATAGCAAATAGACAGCTAAAAGTTCCTATTTACGTTATTAATGGAAAAGAAAAAATTGGTGGGTCTATGGCTTTTATTGAAAAATTACCAGACGCAGGTTTTGGTAAAAGTGTTGGGACAAGGTCATTTACTTTCAAAGTACTAGATTATACACATACTGCATAAAATATATTATACTAAGCGACCTTTTTGGTCGCTTTTTTAGGAGGAAACAACAATGGCAGAGAAGAAAAATAATGCAACTAAAAGTGATGTAGCAGCAGCTCAAGCAGCACAAAAGATTCCGAAAGCAGAAAAAAAACCTTTAGATAAATTTGGAAAAAAAGAAGTGTTCAAAGCTAGCGACAAGGTTGAATACACATTCCAGTTCCCTGGAACTCGCGCTGCACAAGCAATCTTAGACGAGTCTAAGAATGGCTATGGCGTAATCGTGGATTCTGTATATTATGAGCGAATTATGAAAGATGTAATTGTTGAGCCTTTGGGTTTGGACTTAGATTATTGGGATGAACATGAAGGTTATCGCGAGGTTATGAATGCAGCTGACAACTTTCTTGGTGGATTGCTTAACTAAGTTTCCTACCGCTCGACAAGCTGAACGGGAAGTCAATAAAGAGTTTGATATTTGGCTTCCTATAATCGCCGGTATAGCAACGAAAGAAGAAGTTGAGGTTGCTACATCATATGAATTAGCAATCTTATGTGAGGTTGCAAGACAAAAAATAGAACTAATGAAGGGTGGTGTCTGATATGTCAGGCGCATTGAGAAAAACAACAATCGAAATTGATTGGAAAATCAATAATCAAATGTTGCAGAAAGCTGATGAAGAAACTGATCGCATCGTTCGCTCTGCGGACAAGATGGAACGGAACTTCAATCAATCTGCTAGGTCTGTTGATGGCACCACCCGTGCTATACATAAACAGTCAAATGAAGTGAGAGAGAGTGCGACTCGAGTAGATAAGCTTGATAAGAATTTTAAAGAAGCAAAGAACTCGGCTAATCAATTTGGGAATTCTGCTAAGGGCGCAGTTGATAAAACTAAAAACTCGGTAGACTCAGCAAAGAATAGCGTTAATAAGTTAGATAATGAAATTGATAAAACTACTAAAAATGCTAATTCTAAATTCAGCGCACTAAAGACGACTATTATTGCAGTAGGTAGCGCTTTGTTGGTTGCTGGTGGGAAAGCAATGTTTAATTATGCATCAGATACAAATGAGTCGTTAAATAAAGTGGACGTTGCATTTAAAGGAAATGCTAAAAATGTCAAACGTTGGTCTAAAACAACTCTGGATAATATCGGTCTTGCGCAAGGGACTGCACTAGATTTGGCTGCAACTTACGGTGATATGTCAACATCAATGGGATTGAATACACAAGAAGCTGAGAAGATGTCTACTTCTATGGTCGACTTAGCCGGGAACTTAGCATCATTTAAGAATATTGATATTGATAGAGCGAATACAGCCCTAAACGGCGTATTCACAGGTGAAACTGAAGCACTAAAAAGTTTAGGTATTGTAATGACCCAGACTAACTTAGAACAATTTGCTTTAGAAACAGGTGCAGGAAAAGTAGCTAAAAGTAGCACGGAAGTTACAAAGCAAAATATTGCACGTGAAAAAGCACAAAAAAAATTAAACGAAGCGATAAAAGAACATGGTAAAAATTCATTAGAAGCAAGGGAAGCACAAAATAAATTACAGGAAATTCAGGCTAAAACAAGCGAAAGCGCAAAAGTTAATTTGAAAGACATGAAACAAGATGAGCTAGTACGTCTACGTTATAACTATGTTATGAAACAGACTACAAACGCGCACGGAGATTTTAAAAACACTAGTGATCAAGCCGCAAACGCAAGCCGCGTATTTTCTGAATCAGTAAAAGAGCTAGCATCAAACGCTGGCCAGTTCTTGCTGCCAGTTATTACACCATTGATTATAAAAGCTAGTGATTTCACGAAAAAACTTTCGGATATCCCAAGTGCTGTGAAAGGGATGAAAGAGAAATTTAAGCCAGCGTTCGAAGTGTTTGAATCCGTCGGCGACTTTTTCAAAAAAGACCTTATTCCAAGTGCGAAAGAGCTGGCAAAAAGTATGGGACCCGGGTTCATCGAAGGCGGTGTTTTAGCATTTAAAGGGCTAGGGATAGTATTAAACACTACTGTTATTCCCGCTTTTAAAGCAGTTACTAAATTTACGCGTGAAAATCCGGATAGCATGAAAAGAATTGCTAAGTATGCGACTGTTGGTGTGGCAGGTTTTTTAGGATTTAAGTTAGTAAAAAACACTATTGATAAAGTAACAGTTGCTATTGGAAAAATGAACAGCAAACTATTGAGCATCGGACCAAGTGCAGCAGCTGGTGCGACAGAAGCGAACGTTGCAATGTCAACTATAGGGACAACAACGAATGGCGCGGGCGGAGTTGTATTACCTGGCGGAAAAGGAAAAGGGAAAATTAAACTTTTCAGTAAAGCTACAGCAGGGCTCAAAAGCATGGGGAAATTCGGCAAGTTAGCATCAGGAGTTGGTGTATTAGGGGTCGGATTAAGTGCTACTGAACTTATTGGAATGAACAAAGATAATGCAGGTGAAAAAACTGGCGGTTTTGGAGGCTCGTTAGGGGGCATGGCTGGGGGCGCTGCAATTGGCACAGCTATAGCCCCAGGTATTGGTACTGCAATTGGAGGGGCAATTGGCGCTTTTGCCGGAACTGCATTAGGTAAAGAATTAGGGAAATATGTTCAAAAAGAAGGACCAAAAATATTAGATAAATTCAAGACAGGCTGGAAAGGCTTAAGCAAAATTGCTGAAGAGCATCCGATTCTTGGGGCTAATATAAATGTAATAAATAAAACTATCGATGCAGCAAAAAAAGGCATTAAAGCAGTAGGAGACACACATAAAGCTGTTTGGAATATCTCGAAAGCGATGGTTGCAGACCCTCTCAAAATCGATGCGGGTGGAAAAGGCGTTTCTAAAGACTCTGCCAAAGCAATGAATAAATATTTAAGCGCTGAGCAAAAACTTCAAAATGATAGTACATCTAGAATAGTAGACGGAAAATCTATAAGTGGAAATGAATATAAAGAAAATATGAAAACACATGACAATATGTCTATTCAGCTTGTTAATGCAACTGATAAAAAATCGGTTAAGGCGAATAATGATTGGGATAGATTAGTCGCGTCGGGAGCTGTTTCCAAAGATGTGGCTAGCGCGAAGAAGCACACTAATAATGAAACGGCATCAATAAATAAAGCTGATATTAAGAAAAACACAGAGGAATTAAAGAGATTAGAAAAAAGTAGATTTGAAGAGCAGAGAAAAATAGAAGAGAATGCTGCTGGAGCAATCTTAAAAATCAAAGAAAATGCAAAGAAAAAAGGAGTTAAACTTTCAAAAGAAGAAAAAGTTGAAATAGAACAAATTAACAAAGATAAAGTAACGGCAATTCAAGTAAGCGAGTCTACTTACTCTAAAAAAAGTGCTGAGATTCAAAAGAAACAAAGAAAAGAAGCTACAATAGCGCTTTCTAAATCAGCAAAAGAACAAAAGATAATACTAGGGAATTTAGAAAACTCTAAAAGCGAAATGTCTGCAAAAGCTGCTGCTTCTGTTGTGAAAAATTCTGCAAAACAACGCAATGCTACTGTAAAAGAAGCCAATAAAGAATTTAAAGATACGAAAAGAATTTTAGATGAAAAAAGATTTGTTACGGGGGAAATAGGCGAGAAAGAATATCGTGAGGCAATAAAACAAGCTAAGAAGAAAAAAGATGGCACAATTGATGAAGCAGAAAAAATGCACAAAGAAGTAGTTAATCAAGCTCAGAAACAAGCGAAAGGACATTTGAAAGAAGTCGACTGGGAAACAGGGGAAACTCTAAGTAAATGGGATCAATTTAAAAAAGCGACATCAGAAACGTTTAACAGTATAAAAGATGCAGCACTTGGAAAATGGAATGAGTTGTCATCTGCGACAGTTAATATTTTCGGTGGAATGAAAGATGCATCTTTACGCGTGTGGGATAGTTTTAAGACTAATTTGTACAAAATGGTTAACAATGTGATTACAGCTGTCAATAAAGTACTGTCGTTCTTTAGCATTGGTTCAATACCCTTGTTAGGAAACGGAAATATTGGAGCTAGTCAAGAAAACAAGTTGTCGGCAAAAGATAAAAAAACATATCATTCTACTTCGCAATCAGGAAATTTGGCTATGAATTATACGGGTTCTGATAGTGCAGCTGGTCAGATCATGGCTGGTGAGGAAGGTTTTGAGATAGCTTATAACAAGAACTCAGCACAAGCAAGAATCCTTGGTAAGAATGGACCGGAAATCACTACAGTAGCCCCTGGAACAAAAATCCTCAATCATGCTGAGTCTAAAAAAATGATGTCCGGCGGAATGGGCGCAGGAACGGTTTTACCTGGCTTTGCGAAAGGGACAAATGGAGCAGTAGAGTCACTGAAAAGCCTTGGTTCAAATGCAATAGATAGTGTCAAAAACGCAGGTAATAAAGTTAAGGATATTGCATCTTCTGCTTGGGATTTCGCAACTGATCCTGTCGCTGGAGTTAACAAGTTGATGGCGAAATATAATAAGTTGCCTAATAATTCACCTATGGCGAACATGGCCGGCGGAATGTTCAAATATTTTGGTAAGGGCGCAGGCGATTGGTTGAAAGAAAAACTTGCTGATGTCTTTATGACATCTGATGGGGGCGGAGAAGGGGGCGGGATGTTTTCTCCTCACTTTGGTTCACCATTTAGAATGACGTCCGGCTATGGACCGCGAACAGTGTTTGGAAAACAAGAATTTCATAAAGGGATAGATTACGGAGCTCCAACGGGTACACCTCTTCCTGCTCAATATGGCGGGAAAGTAAGTCGCGCGGGCACAGCTGGCGGTTTTGGTAATTTAGTATCTATTACGGCTGGGAAAGGTATAGAAAACTTATATGGTCATCTCTCTAAAATCTTAACTTCTGCTGGTTCTGTTGTCAAAGCAGGTCAAATCATCGGTTTAGTAGGTAGCACAGGGCGCTCTACTGGTCCACATGTACACTATCAAGTAAACCAAAACGGTAAACCTGTAAATCCTAGTAGTAGTCTTGGGGGTGGCTCATTTAATGGAAAAGGTGGCTCTAAAGCAGTTAACGGATGGGTTCAACAAGCAATTGGTCTTACAGGCGTTCCTGCTAGCTGGTCAAACGCATTGGCCACAATTGCAATGAAAGAATCTAACGGAAACCCGAACGCGGTTAATAACTGGGATATTAACGCCAAGCGCGGCATGGCCTCACAAGGTCTTATGCAGACGATTCCAGCGACATTCAACGCGTATAAAATGAAAGGTCATGGTAATATCTTAAATCCTGTAGACAACATCATCGCTGCAATAGGATATATTAAGGCTCGATATGGAACTGTATTCAATGTACCTGGTATTAAGGCTTTGGCTTCAGGCAAGGCTTACAAAGGATATAAGCGTGGCGGACGGCCACCGGTTAATGAAACTGTTTTGGTTGGTGAAGAAGGACCTGAGCTATTTGAAACTGATACGGCCGGAACAGTCCATACAGCTCAAAAAACGAAGCAGATGTTAAACAAAAGTTCGAGTGGAACAACTATAAACTTCAATCCAACTATCAATATAACTGTTGAAGGTGGATCAAGCGAAAGCGAGTCGTCTATTCGTAAAACTGTTCGAGCGGAAATGGAAAAATTATTCGAAAAACTTGTTGGAATTTATAGTCCTGGGGAGGTGTGATATTTATGGTAGCAACAATAGGTTCTGTGAAATTAGTAAATACAAACGAAAGTGAGTCTTCTCCGTTTACTATTACAGATAATCCTGTAGAAACGGGTTCGCCTGTCTCTGATCACGTTCAACGCGAAACTAAGACACTAGAAATTAGCGGTTTTTTGCTAGGAGCTACTGCTGAAAAAGATTATGCTACTTTAAAAAGCTATGCAGAAAAAGGCACTATAGTATCATTTAGAGGTCGTGTATACTTTAAAAACGTGCTAATCAGTAATCTATCAAAAAGTTATAATACAATAAAAAATGGTTTTGAGATTACGGTATCACTTAGGGATTTAAGGCGCGCATCGACGCCTTGGGTAAGAAAGAAAAAGAAAAGTTCTGGGAAAAAGCAATCTGTCAAATCAAAAAAAAGTCCTGGCACTTATATAACAGTGAAAAAAGGCGACTGTTACTGGAAATGGTGGAAGCGATATGGTACAAGTATCGCTCAGCTCAGGAAGTGGAATAAGTGGCCAGACAGGCGTATTCCTATTGGTAAGAGAGCGAGGGTTAAATAGTGGCTATTAGAAATTATATACCAGTGGAACTTGATAATATTCCGGAACTTTTCGAATTTGATTTCGATGATGGCAAAAGTTTTTTATTCGGGATTAATTATGCAGAATCACAAGATTTGTTTTCTGTCGATTTATATAGTATTGAAGGGGAACCAATCGCTCTGGGAGAGCGACTAGTATTAAACGAACGGCTTTGGGCAGATATTATAGACGATAGACTCCCTTCTGTTGACCTAGTACCTTTAGACGAATCTGGGAAAGAAACTAAAATAACGAAGGACAACTTCACGAAAACCGTGTTTTTGTATTTTGACGATCTTGCGCCAGAAATGGAATTGCCAACGTTGGATAATGAGGTGAGTATGATATGACTCAAATGCTGTGGATGCGCGAAATTTATGTGCATATAAACAACGGAAGTGAATATGCTACTATTCATGAAAAAAATGAAGCTTCAGGAAGTTTAAAAATTAATTTTAGTATTCCTTTCTCCGATGAACCCAAACCAGCGGAATGCGAAGTTGTTATATATAACTTATCTCGCAACTCATCTAATAAAATAAAAAAAGGTTCTACTATTTCGGTTACAGCTGGATATCAAGGAGATAAAGGTTTGCTATCACAAGGTAAAGTTACGAAAGTGTCTACTGTGCCAAGCGGTGTAGACAAAATAACTACCATTAAATTTTCCGAAGGCGTCGATTACTCGGATAAAAAAGATGTAAATATTACGTTCAAAAAAGGAACGTCTGCAAAATCAATTATCCAAAGAATCGCTACCAAAGCAGGAATTAAAATTTATCAAATAAAACTACCAACGAATAAGATTTATAAATCTGGGTATACTGCGGACGGAGATGCTCTTTCAGTGATTGAAGAGATAGTTAAGGACTGTAAAGCAGCAATATATTATAGACGAGGTAATTTAGTCATTCGATCTATAAAATCCGGTGATGATGAACGTTTTACACTAAACAGCAGCACTGGCTTGATATCATCACCAGAACGTTTAGAGAACGATGAATACTCGGGATGGAGCTTTCAGTCCTTGCTACAGCATCGAATTGCTACAGCTTCTATCATTACACTAAAATCTAAAACCGTAAACGGAACATTTCGAGTCAAAAATGGAATGCACAACTATGATGGTTCTACTTTCACGACTCAGTGTGAGGTGGTATAGATGGCACAAGATACAAAGTTCTTTGATTCATTTATTAGATTAGTAAATTCAAGTGTATCAGTACTTCTTATGTGCAGAGTCGTTAATTATGATGCAAGCAATAAACGTGCGGATGTGCAGCCATTGAATTTAAAGCCCAACGGAGCAAAACGAGCGATGATTTTAGATGCTTTAGTTTTAAAGCACACAGAGGAAGATATTTCTGAAGGAAAGATAGTAGCGATAGTATTCTCTGATTGCGAATTAGATAATATTAATGGATCAACTGACTTTAAACCAGAAAGCTCAAGACAACATAGTGTTAATGATGCGGTTGTAGTGGGGGTATGGGACGTATGAAAGATTTACTAATAGATAGCAACGGAGATATAGTGGTTTCAGATAACGACATATTAATGACTGATGGCGTAAATGATATTGTTCAATGTGTCAGGATGATATTACAGACACGTGAAGGTGAATTTTATTTTGATGAGAATTCAGGAATGAATCACGAAAATCTTTTTACGAAGAAGCCCAATTTTGATTACATCAAACAAGATGTAATTACGGCTATAGAAGAACAAGAAGAGCGTATATCTAGTGTAGATAGCGTTCTTTTTGATTTTGACAAAGATACTAGAAAATTACATGTAAGCATAAAAATGACAGGCTTAGATGGTCCTGTGAGTGTGGAAGAGGTGATATTAAATGCTTGACGAACACGGATTTAAACGAAAGACATACGATGAATTGCTTACTGACATGGAATCAAAAGCAAAGGAGCTTTTTGGTGAGGATATTAACTTAAGCTCTCATTCGGCACTGGGAGTGTTTTTAAGAATAATCGCTTGGTTTATGTCCCTTATACATGAATTAGCTGAGAGAGTGTACAACAGTGGATTTATAAGCTCTGCTGACGGTGTCCAACTGGATAGATTAGGAAGTAACATCAGCGTTTTGCGTGAGCCGGCAATGCCAGCGGTAGTGACGTTAGAACTTACTGGTAATGCTGGCTACACAATCGAAGAAGGTGTTCAATTCAAGACAAAGAACGATGTCGTTTTTGAAATGATTGATGTAGTTACACTCGATGACAAGGGGCATGGAATAGGGCAAGCTATATCACAAATCTATTCAGACAAAGCAAATGTTCCTGCTAATTCTATTACAGTTGTAGCAGAACCAAGTGAAGATATTTTAACAGTTAATAACCCTAACAAGGCCGATGGTGGTTCAGAAAAAGAAAATGATACAAGCTACAGGGCAAGGATAAGATTAGCTACTAGTGCAAGTCCTGGTCCACCGGTAAACGGAATTATCTCAGCTTTAAATCAAGTATCAGGTGTTAGAAGTGTATCAATAATAGAAAATAATAGTATTGATTTGGACGCGTATAATAACCCTGCTAAATCAGTTCATATTTACTGTCTCGGAGGAATTGACGAAGAAATTGGTGAAGCGATTTTTAATAGTGTCGCTGCTGGAATACAAACGGTTGGTAAAGTAACGGTTAAAGTAAAAGATTTATCCGGATTTGAGCATTCAGTTTATTATGATCGGGCTACTTCTTTATCTATATACGCTCATATTATCGTCGATGTAAATTCTAAATTTGAAGACGATGGCGGCGACGTAATAAAACAAGCTGTACTAAATTATATAAATTCATTAAACATGGGGGAGATGGTTATCCATTCTTACATCTATCCAGATTTATATCAAATTCCTGGGATTACAGTTGCGAATGTAAAGTTAGGAAAAGATATCAATAATTTAGCATCTGCTGACATTTTAGTTAATACTGATGAAGCCGCTTCTATTCGTTGGGAAGATATTGAGGTGACAATAAATGTCCGTTAAAGATTTTCTAGGGAAATTAACAGATGCTTTTACAAAGTCAGAAAAGAGTAACATAGGAAAATTATTTATTATTGTAGATCAGCAAATTTCCGCATTAACTACGGCTCTTGAAAAAACAGAGGCATGGCGAGATATTGATAATGCGCAAGGGAAGGTACTGAATAACCTTGGAGAAAATGTTGGCCAGAACAGAGGACGAGCTACTGATGAGGTATATCGTGTTTTAATCCGTGGAAAAGTTGCAAGAAACGCAAGTGACGGAACCACAAATAAAATCATCCATGCAATCGCAAAATCATTAGATTGCAATTATAAAGATATTCAAATAATCAATGCTAACGATTCTAATTCATCAGATGAACATGAGCCTGCTGCGATAATTATTAAAAAGATTCCTCTTTCTGCTCTGAATGCAGTCGGCTTAAGTACTAATCAATTTTTACAGCTAGTAAACAGTCTGAAATCTGGTGGTGTTAGAGTAGCATACATCAATTTAGAAGGTTCTTTTTCTTTTGCAAAAGGAGCAACGGAAGAGATAAGCGACGACGGTTTTTCGGAACTTGATCAAATTCTGGGAGGAACTTTAGGCGGTTTATTTACACCATCAGATGACTTTAAGTTACCAATTTAAAAGAAAGAGAGGCGATAATTATGTCACGATTTAATGCAAATTTAGCTCGTTGGGAAGCAACGGGAACAAAGCCCCCGGATAGTACCATTCAAAATGGATGGTTGGCGGGGACTAAGCCGCCAGCCGATTGGTTTAACTGGTATTTTAATAGCACATATACAGCACTGAAGGAGCTACAAGAACTTGCTGCATTAAATGCAGATTTAATAAATCATACAGGAAATACAAATAATCCACACAGTGTAACAAAAGCTCAACTTGGTTTAAGTGATGTGGAAAATTTTGGAATTGCATCTCTGGACGAAGCTAAAGCAGGTATTGCTAGTAACAAACTAATGACTCCCGCAAGTGTTTTAGCAGCAATTAAAGAGCAGTTCAATACGCAAAATGTGTTATTTGAAGGGGAAGCATGGCCTTCAGGAAGTACCTACAAGTTTGTAAACGGTCAAAAAGTTTCTGATCAAAATTTAGGTTTAATTTTCATCTGGAGTGATTATGATGTTCTCCCTGGGTCAGCGAGTGTCGCTAATAATTATAACTTTGACTTTTCATTCATTCCTAAAATTTTTGTTAATAAGCATGCAGGAGCGAACGTAAATGTGCCAGTTGCAACGAACTTCAACGCTTCCGTGACAAGCATAACAATAAAGACTCTTTACATTACTGATACAACTTTTGCAGGACATGATTTAAACTCAAGTGGCTTAAATGCAAATGATGCTATTTTACGCTACATCATAGGAGTGTGAACGAGATGGAAATATACATTACTACAAATAACGAAGGTTTTTTAACTGGCTATTCGACAAGCGAATGTACGCCGGGCAAAAAAATTGATATAGACGAAAACGATGCCTTTTTCCAACGAGGTTTTGCTAGTTATAAGTATATTGCGAATCAACTTATATTTGACGAAAATAAAGAAAAAGAGTTTCAGTATGAAAAGACGTTGCAAGATGCAATACCAAGCGCAGCAGATCAATTACTAACTACGCAGGAAGCATTAGTTGAATTATATGAGCAAAACACAAAATTAGGACAGCAGTTGATTGACACACAACTCGCGATGGTAGACATGTACGAAGCGAATTTATAGGTTATTTGTTATTTAAGGAGGTGAATAGAAAATGGCTGTGATTTATTTGAATTTGATTCTCAACGGTAAGAAAACATTCAAAGAAGTACCACGCTTACTGCAAGCACAAGTAAAAGCATTGTTAATTGACGCAGATTGCGCTGAATTAGCAGAGTAATTTGTCAGAGTGAAGGGGGTCGATGGGGTAATGAAAACGAGATGGAAAAAGTATATAAATCAAATGCTTGATACTAATTACAAAGAAGTTTTTGCGTTATTTTTCTTATTATCAGTTTCATCTTATAACATTTTGACTGGATTTTTTTTAATGACATCTGGTGATAAAATTGTTGAAAAAAGCAGGACATACCAGCTAATGGACAATCTGATGACAATTGACACGTGGGGCTTGTTGTTTATTTTAAGTGCTGCTTTGATATTAATTGCATCTTTTCAAGAATCAAATGCGAGATTTATAAATTTGATTTTTGGCGGGACAATAGGTGCGATAGTGTTGTTCTTATATTCAGCAGCGAGCTCAGAGAGTGCTGTTACAAATTTATTGCCCAGCCGCTATGCTCTAAGCGCATGTTTTAATCTATTTGTTGCGGTAATGGGGGGCTTGGAATTATGGAAAACGAAAAGGAAAAAATAGATTATGTGTCCAGAGCAGAGTTGTTTGAGCATGGAATTGATATAAAAAAAGAGATGTCAAGAAAAGTCGATAAAGTTGAGAGCAAAGTAGATAAAATCAGTGAGGAAGTAGTAGAACTGAAAGTTCTGGTGATTCCGATGGTCACGTCATCAAAAGAGACAGCTCAAAACACGCAGAAGATGGCGGACACACTCGAACGATACACGCGATCAACAACAAAGCAGTTGCACGAACATGATTTGGAGATTGCGGATGTGAAACACTCAATCGATAATACATTAAAAAGCATAAGCGATGAAGAGTCAGAAGAGAAACATAAGAAGTTTAGTAACGTTCAAATAATTACTTCCGTCTTAGCATTAATTGGCATTATCCTTGGTGGAATTCTAAGTTGGGATTGGGGACAATTTATTTTCAAATGATTAAGGGAGGTGAGTGGAAATGTCAGAGCAAAAAGCAAAAAAAATTAAATCTACATCAGTGTTACATGAAGAAACTACAAATAACGAAGTTCAAACTGCAAAAACTTATGTAGTGAAACAAGATGAAAAACTTTCAGTTATTGCTACAAAATTAGGGTTATCAGTTGGTGAATTAGCAGAAAAAAATAAACTAGATTCTTATAAATTAAAAGTTGGCCAAGAATTAGTATTGTAGGAGGAATATCATGAAAATAAATTGGATTGTTCGTTTTAAGAATCCCGTGTGGGTGATCGCTCTAGTTGGCGGTCTTTTTTTAATTGCCCAATCCGTACTCTACGTATTTGGCATTGAATGGGATTACAACGAATTATTGAATAGACTGATCACTGTAATTACTTCTATATTTGCTCTAATCGGAATTATTCAAGACCCGACAACAGCAAAAATAAAAGATAGTGAAAGAGCACAAAAATATAATGAACCTGGAAAGGATGAATAGAAATGGCAAAAGTGGCAATTTTTGGAGGACACAACGGAACAAGCGAATCAGGAGCGAGCGGGAATGGACTTACTGAAAAAGCAGTAGCAAAAGAAGCCGCGCAAATTGCGACAGCTTACGCGAAAGCATGCGGGCATTCTGTAGTTAACGGATTTGGTAAACCTTTATCAGAGCGGATTAAATACGCAAACAGTGAAAATGTTGTCGCAGTATTGGAATTACACACAAATGCCGGCGGCGGACAAGGTGCAGAAACACTTTATTGCGAAGGTGTTGCATCTGCAAAAGAGGACGCGATTACTGTGGCCAAAGCTGGATCGATAAAAGGGCTAAAAAATCGAGGTGCAAAAGGCGATACTACAACTCGTCACGGGCGTTTAGGCATTGTGCGAGATACAAAAGCACCAGCGTTACTACATGAGCTATTTTTCATTGATTCCGCGAGTGATGTAGCTATTTGGAAAAACAATAAAAAAGCAATTATAGAGTCGATCACAAAAGAATGGTTAAAAAGACGAGGCTTGAATTCTGTTCCGAAGACAACAACGTCTAAACCCGCTCCTGCTAAACCAACAACACCTTCTAAACCAGCAACTTCAAATAACACTTATAAGAATAAAAAACTAGTTTCTAAAGCTGCTAATTTGAGATTTTATAGTAAGCCTTCTTGGGCAGATAAAGATGTAGCAGGCACTGTTAATAAAGGCATTGGCTTCCCGACGATTGTCGAAAAAATTAAAGTCGGCACGGCTTATCAATACAAAGTTAAAAATTCAAAAGGCGCTACTTTTTACATCACTGCAAGTGATAAATATGTAGAGCTTAAAAACAAATAATAAACAAACCCTCGCTTTGTGCGGGGGCTTTTTTTATGCAAAAAATACGCTAAACAAAAGCTTAGCGCATTATTTCTTCTTCGATTTTGTAGAATTCATCTAACAATTCGCCAGGAGTGCATTTAAAGACCTCTGCTATTAAACGCACATTTTTCGCAGATATTTGGTCTACAGTTTTTGAGTCAGCACTTCTTATTGTTTGATGTGCAAGTCCCGTTGCATTACCTAGCTGATAAATTGTCCAATCTTTACTTTCTAAGTATTTTTTTATAAACCCTGCCATTTTTCACTATTCCTCTCTATATTTAATTTTTAGCTATGAGCTATTGTAATAGTATCGTTTATGCAATCTTCATAAACTGTAAATTTAGTTGATTCGTTTAAATCATTCATAAGATTAAAAGTATCTCTATCTACTACATTTATTACTACTTCATAACCATCCTCTAAATCTTCAATCTCTTCCTTCAGATGCCCGTAGCCCCATTTTTCGAAAATAGTTTTTAAATTCATCATTAACTTCCTCCTTTTAAATTGCCAAGTTATATTTATTTTTGCAAGATAGTAAGTACTCAATAATTATTGATGCTGTATATTTATCAACTTCTGTATTATTCGAACTAAGGAAAATTTGTATTTCGGAAGTTGTTTCCCAGATTTTTTCTGATATTAATTCGTTAATGAAATTCCTCTGTCTATCAGTCATTCTATTCATCATTTCCACTCTAATCGCTGCTGCGTTCGCCGTATCCTCACAAGATATTAAGTATTCAATGATATTTGCTGCAACTTCCTGAGTTACTTCACCATCATTATATGATTGTAAATCATTGGTTAGTTCCCATTCTTTTTCTAATAGTAATTGGTCTATAAATTCTTTTTGCTTGCTAGTCATCTCTGCCATTTCAATCACCCTTTATTAATATTTTATGTTTCTTTACTATATACATATTATAGCACGATATATTTGATTAGTCAATTATATTTGAGTAAGATAACAAAAAAATACCCCGAATTTTTTCGAGGTTGCAGTCATATAAAACCGCTAAAAGTTGAATGAAATTACTAGATACAAAAAACATCTAGGAGTTTATTATTACAAAAACTATTTTTTACATCAATAAAAATATATATGAAATTTTAGTTCTTTTTTCACTTGATTTATAGAACGAGTGTTCGTATAATGTGTTTAAGAGGTGATAGAAATGTATAATTTAATTGATGATATTTTAGAACATTCAATAGTGTTAGCAGACGCGCTCAGGCGCAATTGGTCGATAGAAATATTGTTTTTAAAGAATAATCATCATGTGCGCTATAAGTATGTAGTACCTGTCCACATCGACAATAAAAAACACATTGTATCACTTGAACGCTTTGACGAGCGAATAATTGATATTAATTTAGACGATATTATTAGTTGTGAGATTATGTCATGAGAAAATATAGCTTTAATGATTTCACATACATTTGCTACATTGAGGGTAAGAAAAGTGCCGTAGAGAAAATTTTCTCGGAAATTTTTGAATCGAAAAAGTTAAAAGCGTTTTGTAAGAAATTAGAAAAGAAGGATATAGATTTAAAAACAATTTATAAAGAATACTTAGATATGCAAGTAATTAAAAACGATTACCAGCAAAAAAGAAGCAGATATTAG